TTGCCTCCCCCCCGTTGATGGGTAAAATAGCCGCAATTTTTCGTTTTCAACAAGCGCGGCGCGATGCCGCTTACTCAAGAAGAAAGAATTATGACGTTGTCTCCTTATTTGCAAGAGGTGGCGAAGCGCCGCACTTTTGCCATTATTTCTCACCCCAATAATTAAGCCCAAATTAAAGCTCTTTTACTCTTTCAAAGTCCTTTCAGTTAATTGAGTGCTAATCATATAACTCATTTAATAACATGATGTTATGTGGTTTCTTTAATTGAAAATTCTTTCATGTAACTTTAAATCGATCAGGTTGCTTTCATCAAAAATCTGTACATGTGCTTGTACATAATGTACAAAACAGCAGAGGTGTTTTTTTATTTGTACAAGGTGAGTAATGGCGCTGTCTGATGCGTGGTTGCGTTCAGTCGTTGGAAAGGAACGTGATAAGGTTTTGGTTAAATCCGATCGTGATGGTCTGTCTGTCAGAGTATCACCGAAAGGTCGCGTAGTGTTCCAATATCGTTATCAATGGGCAGGGAAAGGTGAGCGCCTTGATATCGGAACTTACCCGGCAACTGGATTAAAAGAGGCCAGAGAAGAAGTTATCCGTCTCCGTGGTGAACTCGAGTCAAACCGCAATCCACGATTAGTCAAGCAGGCTGAAAAACGAAAAGCTACTGAAGCCATGACGGTAGAGTCTGTGATCCGTGCCTGGTATGAAGCATATTGTGTAAAAAATAAAAAAGGTTCTGAACAGATACTCCGCTCGTTTGAGCTGCACCTGTTCTCTAAAATCGGGAATATCCCTCACGATGCAGCTACATTGCATGATTGGTTAGAAGTCCTGGAGCCTCTTAGCACTAAGACTCCAGCAATAGCAGACCGATTGCTAATTAACGCAAAGCAGGCCCATGTCTGGGCGTATAAGAGAAAGCTCATTGAAACTCGCCCGCTGTCGGATATCACGGGTAAAGATATGGATATCCGTAAAGGTCAGAAGAAACGGTTTCTGGCACATGATGAAATTAAAATCCTTTATGCTGCGATCGATGGTTCTCGAATGGTTCCTAAATACCGGGCCTTCATTAAACTATTGCTGCATTTTGGCTGCCGTAGTTCAGAGCTAATTACCGCTAGGGTGGATGATTTTGATTTCATTAATAAGGTATGGACTGTACCGCCAGAACGACATAAGACAGGGGATATAACAGGCGAACCGCTAAAGCGCCCCATTATTGAACCGGTTGAAGAGCTTATAAAGTACGTTATCTCTATGAACAATGGTTCCGATATGCTTTTTACTAAGGAAGGAAGCAGGGAACCCGTTGGCCGGACATCATTGCAGTCGCTGCCTTACAATTTAATGCAGTACGCATGGCGGCGTTTGGGGTATCAATTCCCTCATTGGTCTCTTCATGATTTGAGACGAACAGCACGAACAAACTTTTCTGATCTTACTGCACCTCATATTGCAGAAATAATGCTCGGTCATAAACTGCCAGGGGTATGGCAGGTTTATGACAAGAGCGATTATTTAGATGAACAGCGTAAAGCTTACCAGGCATGGTGGGAGAGAGTTGAATCGATAGTTACTTGTACTTGTTCAGACTAGAACTGACATTTTGCATAGGCAGAACGCAATTATGCATATTGCGGTATAATCCCCTTCTTAAAACTGTAAGAATTGCTTGCTAATCCTTGCAGTTTTTGATTATAACATTTTTATTTGTTTATTAGGATTTTTGATGGAACTGTTACAGGAACACGGGGCGATACTTAAAGTTGTAATCATGCCTACTACTGGGGAACAAACCATAATCCAAGGTTTCGATACTGGCCTCCTCAACCCAGAGATATCCAACATTCTTTTTTTATTGGCCAAAACACCAAAAGAAATTAGTGAGATTTTTGTCAATGAAAATGATAACTTTCAGCCTACTCTAAGCGGGCTAAATCCTATTTTTTTAATATCTAAAGAAAATCTTGAAAAAATACCAAATATTTATCAAACGCCATTTTGCTTAATTTTTTGTGCTAAAGAAGATTTTTCGTATGTTTGTGCTTTAAAAAAACATTTTGCTATACCACCTATAATTTGTTGCAATTCTAAACGCGCTGATCTACCACTTAATAAGATTAATAGTATATACTCATTTGATAAGGTGCTCTTCTCTCGGTTGAAATTCATTGAGGATAAAATAAGAAAAAATCACAGTGAAAAGAAAATATCAACGAAGTTGAAGCGAAGAGGGGCTTTATTTAATAAATCACCTTGGAGATCGACGCTTAACAATTCAACACTACCCAATGAGTTGTTAATTGAATCACTTGGCTATATGCTATCTCCACCAAAAAGAATTAAAGATGGTAGTAGCAAAAGAGAGTTTATAGAAATAATACTTCATAGCGTTGATGCATACACCGAATGTTTAAAGGAATTAGATATACCACTTCCAACGGAAGTCTTACTTTTTGCTCCGGGTATGCACTCTTTTTTATATGATAAAAATAATGACTTTTATGAGTTAATAACGGAAAATTTATCCACAATTGAGAAAAAATTCCTTATTGATGGAGTGTTGAGGAATCCAGGCTATTCTGGAATTAGACTTGATATAAATTCAGATAGAAAAGAACTTTTTAAAAGTCCTGCTTTCCGTTACCTCACCTCACTAAGACGCGCTGAAATGCGATTAACAACAGCTGCGATTACTTTATTTAGCATAAATAAAAAAATCCCAGCAATAAGATTGCCAAATGCAATAAATCATTACTCCAATTATTTGAAAAATCTTGAAGATCTTGCAACTTCTTCTGGGATAAATAGTGAAGCATTCATCACTAAATCTAAAGCATTCAATACTGTTATTCGAAGAGCCCTTGGTTGCAAGTTGAGAACATATATAAGTAAAAACTATAGCGATTTGTCCTTTGTTTGTGATGTACCATTGGATTGGATTAGGTTTAATAACATACCTATAATGTTCAGTCATGAGATATCAAGAATAAATGCTACGCCTGGTAACGTTCTTCTACAGAGCACCTCTGCTTTTCCGCGCGTTTTAGTAAAAGCATCTGAGTTGAGAAAGGTTTTAGTTATACGTTCTTTTGAGCCTGATGATCACTTAAAGTTCATATTAGAGAACGCAATTGAGATATTTAAAAAACAGATGCCAGATCTTGATTGCGAGATTATTGATGTTAGATCGAAAGCTGAGTTTATTGATGCTCTAAATCAATATCAAGGTCATATTCTTGTTATGGATTGTCATGGAAACCATGATGGCAATGGGAGTCATGGATGGTTAATAATAGGTGAGGATAAAGTGGACACTTGGAGTTTGAGAAAAATAGCAAGAATTCCTCCTATCGTAATTCTGAGTGCATGTTTAACATCTGCCCTAAGTGGTTCTCATGCCTCTGTTGCTAATGGCTTCGTTATAAGTGGTGCATTAAGTGTCATCGGAACATTACTGCCTGTAAATGCGATAGACTCTGCTATTTTTGTAAGTCGGTTGATCTACCGGTTTTACGAGTTTCCTTCGACGCTATCTACAAATTTTACACATGTTAATGTAAGGCTTTTTCTTTCTGTTTTTCTTAGGATGTCCTATGCAAGCGATTTAATAAGAGGATTTTTATCTGAAGATTTGATACCGAATAATTCATGGAAGAAAGATGCAGTTGACATTAACATGTATATAAACATGCTTCACCATGATTGGTATGATTATGTAATTAACAAATTGACGATGTTAACGGGGCTCACGAAAAAAGATGTACTTGATTTTATCGATAGAAAATTATTCATAACCGAAACTATGTGCTATAGCCAAATTGGATTTCCAGATGCAATCACAATTAGTCTTAAAGATTGACAACTGTATGTAATAAATATGGCATACTTCCGGCACAGAGCGAATATAACAGATCAGGTTTAGCTCTGTGCCATAGGTGTACCAACTCTCATCTGAGCTAATGCTCGTTACTCAATAACTCCCGCAAATTTGTAAATCTTGCGTGATGCCCATTTATTTGGGCATGATTTAATATCAGGATCTGGAAAGTCTGGCCTGTATTTCTGGCCAGTTCTCCTGTTTACGCTGTTCCAGCGAAGAACTGTCGATACTGAAACTCCACAGAAGTTGGCGACTTGTTTAGTTGTCATTAAGTTGTTCATTACTTTACCTCCTGCGGCGGCTCCGGTAGCGGCATCCAGTGGGTTACTTTCGATGCCGGTTCTTCCACATCGTCAGTAACTGCCCACCATTTGTTTCTCGACCAATCGTAATACCCTTCGAAGGTATCGCACTCAGTCCAGCCGTAAGACTTCCCCCAACACCAAACATACTGTTTATCGTTCGGCATTCGCTCACTACAGCTTATCCAACCATCCGGAGTTACCGGAGAGTTGCCCGACAGCTCGTTCAACTTGTAAGTCTGGCTTACAGGTTTGGCACCATGAAGCATGGCGGCGCGGCAGGCGTTCCAGCCTTCATCAAAGCCGACTATGCCATTATTTAAAGACGGAAGAGCATCCGGCACCACCGACACTGGCTGAGCCATATATAGCGGCTGAACATACCAGCCCTTTGATAACCAACTGTCAGCAATGTTTTTGCTCCTGGTTATTGCCGGAATACCTAAGCCATTGTCTGAATGAAGCCACGCCACCGGCTCTGCTTCCAGTGATGCCAGAGCAATTTCATAAGCAAGGCGCTCAACATTGTCTCGCACGTCTAGGCTGCCGATTCGTTCTTTGATTTCTTTAATCTGTTCCTTATCGGTGTAAGTGGTCATTATGCTCCAGCCTCCGGTGCTTTTGGCATTACTGCCCAGTGAGTGATATTAATATTTTCAAGGTCCCCGATCTGAAATGTCCACTGCCATTCTCCGGTTTCTTTTTGTCCCCAGGTGTACCAGAGAGAACGCCAGCCAATCAGCCAGCCTTCTCCGTTAGCATCAAATAACAGAACACTTTCATTTGCTGGTGGCAGTTCAACTGATACTGGTATTACTTTGTTTTCCTGTGCTGCACATTTAGCTTCAAGCGCATCGAATTTACGCACCAGGTATTCAGCATCCGTTTCATTCACTTTCAGGTCTCGTGGTACACATCTCCCGTGAAGAAACCCTTCCATTTCGAAAACATTCATGCGCATTTGCGTAACTCCGATAACTCGTTAAAACGTTCCATAAACATCCCGTAGGCATGGCCCGGAGCCAGTGGAATAACTTTGAACATCTCTGTTGTCGGGATACCTTCCAGTACTGGCCAGAAAGAGCCATCATCAAGCCCGAGATCGCGGCGTTCAGTTGCCAGCATGATGAGATCGGCATATTTCACAGGCGTGCTCATAACCGGGGGTAACCCGTATTTCTCACGGATTACGGCGTCTATTTTTTCTTCCATCCGTTTATAGTCAGGAAGAAGGCGTTTCAGTGGAGCGGGGATGTCCTGACAATACGCTTCTGTTGCATCATGCATTAACGCTTCAAAAGCAAATTCCTGCGGTACCAGCTGGCTGCAAAGCACCGCATGTTGGGCGACGCTGTAGAAGTGTGAAAGATGTCCTGCAAAGCGACAGATATTTGAAAGGGAAACCGCGATATCGTTAATCACGATGTCGTCTTTATTTATCTTGTCATAATAAAAATGCTTCCCAGAAAAAGTTTTAATAAATGACATTTTGTTCTCCACGTATATGTGCTGCACCACGCTGAATTCTGGTAAAAGGAAGCCCTCACCATCCGGCGATTATTGAGTCGATTATGTTTCCATAAATGCCCCCGCAGGGGCATTTGCAGTAATGAAATCAGGCGCTGAAAGTACCAATGAAGGTTTCTACTTTGCTGTCTTTGAATTTCTCAACAAGCAGATCACGAAATTCGTTAGCCATTTCTTCCTGCACCGCTTCCAGCTGAATAATGCGCAGAACCAGTACAGGACGATCGCCAGTGATAATGCTGAGGCGTAATTTAAACGGACGTTCTTTCAGGCCTTCAAACGGAACGCATTTAAATTCAAATGCCACTGGCATAATGTCTTTGGTTTTCGCTTCGACAGACTCCATCAGAGAGCGTTTGCCGCTGAAGTCATTATCTTCAAAATCAGCGGTCTGGTTCGCTTCAATCGTGATTTTACGGACCGCCGCAGCCGCTTTTGTTGCCTGAATGGTGTCACCATTAGTATCAAAGCCCACAAGGTAGTCGGCCCAGTCTTCAATCCATTCTGCCAGTGATTTCTGGGAGTTACGCTCGCCATTAACAGACAACAGAGCAGAGAACGGTGCTGTCTTTTTCAGTTTGAGAGTGGCGGTGTTATCTGCGTGACCTGGTTCATCAATAGTACCCAGGTTAAGCACACTGACGGCACGCATATTATCAGCATCGATAAAGCAGCGGGTGCCTTCATCTGCAAGATCTTTAGAATAACGGGTAAAGTCATCGATGCTGGCAGTGGAAAGCGCACCACGGAAACGGAAACGATTTAAATTAAATTTTTCCAGATCATGAATGCGGAAATTCTCAGGCAATGCCACAGCATCGGCACCAATCTTACTGATAATTTCATTAACACCCTGAGCAGAAATAAGGGCATGGATTTGATTAATTGCGGTTGCGTCTAAGTTTTGAGACATAATAAGTCCTCACTATATTAAAGATATTCAGTGATAAGATGAATAATTAGTTTATTAACAACGATATTAACGACCTGCTGCGCGGAGTTTTCCGTCAGGTTCACCGGCAAGAGTCAGTAATTGTCCCTGGTCTTCCTGCAGAATAGTCAGGCGACCACCGCGATTGACATACATCGGCGTTTCGGTGGTGTCTTCTTCGGAAATTTTCCCGCGGTTAGTCGGGCGAACATATGAGAGTTTGTGTTTGATTTTCACTCGGTTCTCATCAAACGGTTCGATTTCCAGGTTGAGCGAGACCTTACCTTTGGTTTTCGTGTTCATCACACCGGAAGCGACTTCACTGAGAACAGCGCCGATTTTGGTTTCAAATACGCCGCCGTCCAGCTCCCCGATAAATGCCTGCACATCAGTACTGCGTTCGCTAGCCATTTTGCTGCTCCTCATCATATCGACCCTGCAAGGTCGGTTGGTTTCTCCACAAAACAGAGAAGAACACCTGCGGTGGCAGCCGCCCGGATGGATTGGGTTATGAGCCCGTCGTCCGGCGATGCTCTTCTCTGTTTTGTAAAAAGAGCGGTACCAGCCGGAAGCAAGTGTACAAACTGGTACCGCCAAAGCAGTGGCTGTTGTGGTGGGGTTGTCACTCAGGCGTATGGTCAACCTGACAATCCGGTGTCCTCAACGGGGAAAGAGTAACCCCGCCATACTTACCGCCGCGCCATTTCGCGGATTACCACAACGCTGAGAGCACTTAGCCAGTTACGGCACCACACTTTGTCGCGGCTCCATAAATGCCCTCATCGTTGCACCCTGGTCTCTTCCCAGGCGTCAAACCGAATCGCCACGCTGGTTAGGCGTCTTATCAGCATCATCATTGACTTGCACATTCCGGCTACCTGGTTTGTTTGCCCGAGCAAGGAGTGGATTGTCCCCTTTAACGTCCCCAGACCGCTAACGACGCATGTGCCATACGCCGTGTTACAACCAAATTTTGTTTAATCTTGCCTGTGGCATGTTTCTTTTAGATACATTATGTATCTCAAGGGTACATTGTCAAGTATAAAAAAACCTGCCGAAGCAGGTTATAAATATTGATTAGGCCTTTATTTGGTATCTTCTTGGTTTTCCTGAGAAAATTACTGTACCAATTATAGAGCAATTACCGTTAATCTTAATGTAAGGCTCAGGCCAGTTTGGGTTTAATGCTTTGAGATAACGCTGTGTTCCATCTTCTATCAATCGCTTGAAGGTGGTTTCGCCTGTATCGTGCATCAATGCAATAACGTCGTCACCGTGGCAGGCAGGGACTTCGGGATCAACAAAAATCATGTCTCCCGGGCGGTACTCATCAATCATTGAATCACCAATCACCCGCAAGATATAAGTCATTTCGCCACAGGGTACAGGGCAGGGATAAGTTTCTGCTGTGCTCAAATCAACCTCAGAATAGCCAACTTCTTTCCATGCTCCGGCCTGTACCCATGATATGACAGGGACTAACGTTATTTGTTTGTTAGTAATTGAAACATCAGGTTTTTTTGTGATGTTTGTTGTCTGGTGTTCTTGATCAAGCCATCCGACAGGCAGGTCGAAACATTTTTCGATGTGCCGTGCCATGCTGTCACCGATATTTTTAGTAGCACCATCTCCCATAAACCTGCTGGTCTGGGTTGGCTCGCGATCAATCATGGTGGCAAAGGAAGAATTCCCGCCAACACCATCTCTCAGTTTTCTGGCGTTAGACCGCCGGATGTCATGGACTGTTTTCATAACGAAATTAAAACCTTTGTACCGATAGGGTACAAGTATCTTGAAGGTTCATCTCAATCATGTAATATGTATATCGGAGGTACATATTGTATGAAAGCGTATTGGGACTCTTTAACCAAAGAACAGCAGGGCGAGTTGGCCGGAAAAGTTGGCTCAACACCAGGCTACTTACGGCTGGTTTTCAATGGTTATAAAAAAGCCAGTTTTGTGCTGGCTAAAAAACTTGAGCAATGCACGTCAGGTGCAATTACGAAATCTGACTTAAGACCGGATATCTATCCGAAAGATTAACAGAACACCTTCAATTTTTAACCACAGAACGATGAGGCTAACCGTGGGTAAGCATCACTGGAAAGTAGAAAAACAGCCTGAGTGGTACGTGAAAGCTGTCAGAAAAACTATCGCGGCGCTGCCGGGGGGTTACGCTGAAGCTGCTGAGTGGCTGGATGTAACAGAGAACGCTTTATTCAACCGCCTTCGTGCAGATGGCGATCAGATTTTCCCGCTGGGATGGGCAATGATTTTACAGCGCGCGGCTGGCACTCACTACATTGCGGATGCTGTCGCACAGTCTGCTGGTGGGGTGTTTGTATCGCTTCCTGAAATTGAGGAAGTAGAGAACGCCGATATAAACCAGCGCCTGCTGGAAGTCATCGAACAGATCGGGAGTTACTCAAAGCAGATTCGTTCGGCAATCGAAGATGGGGTAGTGGAGCCACACGAGCAGACAGCAATTAATGATGAGTTGTATCTGTCAATTTCGAAGCTCCAGGAGCATGCAGCACTGGTCTACAAAATCTTTTGCGCTCCAGAAAAGAGTGACGCCCGCGAGTGTGCAGCTCCGGGCGTCGTGGCGTTTTGTGTCTGTGGAGAAACTAACGCATGAACAGTTTAACGGCAAATAACCGTTTGTCGCAACAGCTGGTGGTCAGCGTCGCTGAACACTTGTTGTTACGGCATGAATGCAGATTACCAAATCACCTGGCTGTAAGTAACCACAGAGAACTTTACCTGACTGTGGGGGGCGAGTTGTGCAGGAACTTAACCGCTGGTTTCGTGACGGAAGAGGGCTTTATGTCCATGTTATTCGTTGGGAGCCAGAAACACAGCGCGTTATCTATCTTCGCAAAGACTACCCGCATGAGTGCTTTAGTCCTTTGTGGAAATTCAGGCGTGATTTTGTTGAGTGTGAAGGACCACCAGCACATTGATTCTGCCATTCCGGGACGTTACACTGTTCAGGCACCTTATAAAGCGGGTGCCGGGATTGGCGTCCTGGAGAAGGCTACCGCGTACAACCGCGTAGATGCGGTTTTTTTGTACGCATTATTTTGTCACGCCCAAATTATGGTGGGGCGTACAGGGGCATCGCAAGATGCGCCGGTAAGGGTAGCCGCCGGTAACGCCAACTCTGTACGTCTCACCACCTCTATGATTGGCGTCTTATGTGGTGAGTTTTTTAAGCTTGCTACCGAGGCTGCCATTATGGCTACGATCCCAACCTTTGTTCACCCTGAAATCACGATCATCAATGGTCGTGCTGTCACTACATCTCTTGCAGTTGCTAACTACTTTACTAAACGGCATGAGCGGGTTTTAGATAGAATTCGAAACCTTGAATGCTCCGCTGAATTTGCTGAACACAATTTTGTGTTAAGTGGTTATACCGACGCTTCAGGCCGCAAACTACCTTGCTATCAAATAACCCGCGATGGCTTTGCGTTTCTTGCTATGGGTTTCACGGGTAAACGTGCTGCCCAGTTCAAAGAGGCATACATCAATGCCTTTAACCAGATGGAGAAACAGCTTTCAAAGCCCTCTGTACCGAGCGACGTTGCACATAACGCCAGCGTTCTCTATTCCTACATTTCATCAATTCATCAGGTCTGGTTGCAGCAGCTTTATCCCATGCTGGAAAAAGCTGAATCACCGCTGGCTGTAAGTCTGTATGACCGAATTAACGATGCGGCATTTCTTGCCCGTCTTATTCATTCGTCGCTGAACTCTTCAGAGGTAAGGGGGCGCAAATGATCCGGAATATTTTCAAACGATTTACCAATCAGACTTTCCGTTGTCCTCGCCCCGGTCAGTGGTACACCACGCCTGCAGGGCATGTTCTACGTGTTAGCCTGGTGGACCGTGAATGTCAGAAGGTGATTTGTGAACCGCTTGGTCGTAATTACCGCGTCAGTATGCCGCTTATAGCCTTTCGCTCCGGAAAAAACATGAAGCATCTCGGAGGTGCAGCATGAGTATGGAGCTGATGGTTAAAGCGATGAAAATTCGAGTGGGTAATCCATTGCGAAAACTGGTTCTGATCAAGCTGGCTGATAATGCCAGCGATCAGGGTGAGTGCTGGCCCAGCTACCAGCATATTGCTGACCAGTGCGAGATTAGCAAACGTTCTGTGATGAATCATATTGCGGCCCTTTGTGAGTCCGGGCTGGTAAAAAAAGTCACCCGGAAAGGTGAAAAAGGTAACTCAAGTAATATCTATCTCCTTCATCTGGATGGTGCAGGAGATTCACTAGGGGGTAGTGCAAATAATTCACTATCTGGTGCAGCAAATTCACCAGGTAGTGCAGGAGATTCACTAGGGGGTAGTGCAAATAATTCACTATCTGGTGCAGCAAATTCACCAGGTAGTGCAGGAGTTGCACTAGGGGGTAGTGCAGGAGATTCACCCAGAACCAGTCACTCTTTTGAACCAGTCAAAGAACCAGTCAATGAACCAATAGCTGTTGGTGCATCTGCTGATGAGTCTGTGCGAGTTCGTTCAAACCGACCGGAATACTCTCCGGAGTTTGAGCAGGCATGGCTGGCATATCCCAAACGTGCTGGTGGCAATTCAAAATCTGCAGCCTTCAAAGCCTGGAAAGCCCGTTTGAATGAGGGGGTAAACCCCGAAACCATGCTGGAAGGTGTGAAACGCTATGCGGGCTGGGTATCTGCGATGGGTAACAGCGGCACACAATTTGTGAAACAGGCTGTCACGTTCTTTGGTCCGGATCGTCATTTCGAAGAATCCTGGGAAGTTCCTGCGGTATCTGCAGCCAGACGTGAGGACCCGTACTTCAAAGCCAGTTACGACAACGTGGACTACAGCCAGATCCCGGCAGGATTCAGGGGGTGATCATGAGTCTTTTGAATGAAGTTCAGAAATTCATTGAAGCCCATCCGGGCTGTACTTCCGGAGACATTGCGGATGCTTTTTACGTGGGGGATTAATGAGTAATAAATATTGCCAGGCGCTGGTAGAACTGCGGAACAAACCAGCCCATGAACTGAAGGAAGTGGGCGATCAGTGGCGCACGCCGGATAACATTTTCTGGGGAATTAACACCCTGTTTGGCCCGTTTGTTCTGGATCTGTTCACTGATGGTGATAACGCCAAATGTGCCGCTTATTACACTGCGGAAGACAACGCGCTGGCGCATGACTGGTCAGAACGTCTTGCGGAGCTTAAAGGTGCTGCCTTTGGTAATCCCCCATACAGCCGCGCTAGTCAGCATGAGGGGCAATACATCACCGGCATGCGTTACATCATGAAGCATGCCAGTGCCATGCGTGATAAGGGCGGGCGCTATGTTTTCCTGATCAAAGCTGCCACCAGCGAAGTTTGGTGGCCGGAAGATGCAGACCATATTGCTTTTATTCGCGGGCGTATTGGTTTTGAACTGCCTGCCTGGTTTATCCCGAAGGATGAGAAGCAGGTGCCGACAGGCGCTTTCTTCGCTGGTGCTATTGCTGTTTTCGACAAGACCTGGAAGGGACCGGCAATCAGCTACATCGGGCGCGATGAACTTGAGGCATGTGGTGAGGCGTTTCTGGCGCAGATTCGCCAGCAGGCAGAAAAACTTGTCAGGGAGATGGCGGCATGACGACGTTAACTCAATGCCAGCAGCAGGTGCTGGATATGCTGATTTCTTACCAGCAAGAGCGTGGCTTTCCGCCAACCAATCAGGAGGTGGCAACCATGCTGGGATACCGTTCAGTGAATGCAGCGGTAGAGCATCTTCGCGCACTGGAGAAAAAAGGCGTCATCACGATAAAGCGTGGCGTGGCCCGGGGGATCACGCTTCATACCGCAGTGAAGGACGACGACAGCGAAGCGGTCGGTATCATCCGCGCACTGCTTGCCGGTGAGGAGAACGCCAGGTTGCGTGCAGCCCACTGGTTACATGAGAGGGGCTTGAAAGTATGAAGTTGATCCTTCCTTTCCCGCCCAGTGTGAACACGTACTGGCGACACCCCAACAAAGGGGCATTTGCTGGTAAGAGCCTGATAAGCGAGGCGGGGCGAAAATTTCAGAGCGCGGCGTGCGCAGCAATAGTTGAGCAGTTACGTCGTCTGCCGAAACCAACGTCGGCACCTGCTTCAGTGGAGATCGTGTTGTTTCCGCCGGATAACCGGATCCGTGATCTGGACAACTATAACAAGGCGCTGTTTGACGCCCTGACCCACGCGGGTGTGTGGGAAGACGACAGACAGGTGAAAAGAATGCTGGTGGAGTGGGGACCGGTTATCCCGAAAGGGAAGGTCGAGATCACTATCAGTAAGTACGAGAAAACGGCGGGTGCAGCCGCCTGATTAAGAGGAGAAACGAAGTATGAATAATCTGATGGTCATTGATGGTATTGAAGTTCGTCGTGATGCTTATGGACGTTACAGCCTGAACGATCTGCATCGCGCAGCAGTAGCATCTGGTGCAAATGCCAGAACCAAGGAGCCAGGAAAGTTTCTTTCCAGCCAACAAACTGTTGAGCTTGTTCATGAATTGACCAACACCCAGAATTTGGGTGTTGACCCGGTGAGTGTGATTCATGGGGGAAATGAACGGGGAACGTATGTCTGCAAGGAACTGGTGTATGCCTATGCAATGTGGATCAGCCCGTCATTCCATCTGAAGGTGATCCGTACTTTCGATATGGTAACCAGCGCACCGGAAAAATTATCCGGGCAGGCTGCTGACAAGATGCAGGCTGGTGTGATTCTGCTGGACTTTATGCGCAGGGAGTTAAACCTGTCTAACTCTTCAGTGCTTGGGGCCTGTCAGAAACTCCAGGAGGCTGTTGGCTTACCGAATCTGGCACCGCGCTATGCCATTGATGCTCCTGCTGATGCACACGATGGCTCAAGTCGCCCGACACTGTCACTGAGTGCACTGCTGAAACAGTATGGTATCCGCCTGACGGCTAATCAGGCATATCACCAGATGGTGAAGCTGGGGATCGTCGAGCAGCGCGAACGATACAGCCGTACCGCGATTAACAACATCAAAAAATTCTGGTCGCTGACAGCGAAAGGCTGCATGTTCGGCAAGAACATCACCAGTCCCGCAAATCCGCGCGAGACGCAGCCGCATTTCTTCGAATCCCGATTCCCTGAGCTGTTAAAGCTGCTCGATACCGTTCATTGAGGTGACCGTGAGAGCACTACTGACCCCTGAAATTGCCCCGCGTATGGGGATCGTATTGTTCAGGCCAGGTTCAGAGCTGATGCCCCTGTTTATGCAGGGGCGTGTCCTGCTGGAGCCTGAGCCGGAACGTTATTCATCTTTCGCCAGTGGTGCCGTTCCGGCGGCATCACAACCGCTGGCGGATGATCCTGCCGTTCGGGCCGTGTTCCGCAATGAGGCAGTGATCCGTCGTGCTGGTGGCGTGGAATGTCTTGAAAGCTGGTTACTTCGTGAAAAAGGCTGCCAGTGGCCTCATTCCGACTGGCACAGCGAGAACATGACCACAATGCGACACGCTCCGGGCGCAATCCGTCTGTGCTGGCACTGCGATAACCAGCTGCGCGATCAGTTCACGGAACGGCTGGAATCAATGGCAACGGATAACTGTGCCCGCTGGGTGTTGTCTGTTGTGCGTCGGGATCTCGGTTTTGATGACAGTCACGTTGTGACAATGCCGGAACTGTGCTGGTGGCTGATTCGTAATGATCTGGCGGATGCCTTACCGGAAAGTGCAGCCCGTAAGGCACTGAGATTACCGAAGCCTGTTGTGCCGTCTGTCACCCGGGAAAGTGACCTTGTGCCTTCGGTTCCTGCCACCAGCATCATCCAGGATAAAGCGAAAAAGGTGCTGGCGCTGAAAGTGGATCCGGAGTCGCCGGAGTCTTTTATGTTACGCCCAAAACGTCGCCGCTGGGTTAATGAAAAGTACACGCGCTGGGTTAAGACACAGCCGTGTGCATGTTGTGGAAAGCCCGCTGATGATCCCCACCACCTGATAGGCCACGGTCAGTGTGGAATGGGTACAAAAGCGCATGACCTTTTTGTGTTGCCTTTGTGCAGAAAGCATCACGACGAGCTGCATGCGGATACCGTGGCATTTGAAGAGAGGTATGGCTCCCAGCTGGAGCTGATATTTCGTTTTATCGATCGTGCGCTGGCAATTGGCGTGCTGGCCTGATTTTGTGGAGAAAGTTGATGCGTGATATTCAAATGGTTCTGGATCGTTGGGGAGCATGGGCGGCGAGTGATAGTTCAGGAGTAGACTATTCTCCTATAGCTGCTGGGTTTAAAGGGCTTCTTCCCTATACAAGCAAAACGCGTCAGGCTTGTTCAGATAGTGATGCATTAATTATTGAAGGTTGTCTTGCTCTTCTTAAAAAGCGAAAACCGTACGAGCATTCTTTGATTGTGGCCCATTACCTGTATGGCATCTCGAAAAGAAAGCTTGCAAGAGCTCGCAAAAAAGATGAGAAATTGATACGTATAGAGATACAGATGGCTGAAGGGTTTATTGATGGATGCCTTTCAATGCTGGATGTTAAACTTGAAATGGAGTAGAAAAAAGGGCATTTCTGCCCTTTTTAAATGTGGGGGAGTATCCAGTTTACTTTTCTCCATGTAAAGGCAAAAGTTATTACTGAAATGATAAGAAGAGATAAAGATTCGATAATTAAAATAAATTCTATTTTTTCTCCATGTAACAATGTCTTTTCATTGGCAAACATTGCTATCAAAGCAATAACGCATGCCGTAATTAAAGATGCACCTGCGATTAATAGATTTACAATAATAACTTGAAGTATGTTGTTGTTTTTTAATGCTTTTATTATTCCATTTGAGTTTTCGCTAGCAGCACTAAAAATTGATATTGTGGCTAAAATAAAACCAAATAAAATACCGGATACAGTTGAAATAACCCCGGAGGCTGTAAGTATGTCAGCATGCCCCATCTGAGGGATATACCTCAGTAGGAACAAGGTGCAAAAAACACTTACAATCAGGTTTCTTAAGTATTTCAATAACATATCCTATACCTTCTTTTTGCTGATATCGTATTGCTTAAGGTATTCATTGTTATCAATTTTAGCAGAAATCATGGCTTGCAGAACATCACTATCAGTGCCATAACCATTAACGGTATATATGTTTTTTTCTGAAATGAGTACCTGATCAAGAAGACTTTGTTCAACGGTATTTTTGGGCTGTGTTACTGCCGCTTTTTTTACAATTCCCGGCATTTTTTCAAGGAGTTCTTTAATACCATCCTTAACGAGATCTGATAAATAACCTTTGACTTTTACTCTCCCTGATGCACGTCCCCTTAGATTTAACTTGAGACGTGTTCCACCCAGCCCTACCATCATATTTACCAGTTCCTTAGAAAATGAACTATTTAGCTGGTAATTTGTTGCATCAAAGTTCCTGGGAGCAGCCAGGACAATATCACAACTTCTCAAAGTACTTCCTGTTTCAAGTAGCTCTTTGACGCTCTCTTTTTTCCAGATGGCTTGGAATGAAAAGTTATTTCCAGGATTACCACTCTGGCTGTAAAGCAGATAAGCTAAATCCGATTCTTTCGGCCCAAGATGATTTTGAGTTAATATTAAAATATCACTATCGTAATAATATAAAAAATAGGTTCTTTCGACTATGTATTTTTTATCATCTAGTGGTATGTTGTGCTCATTCCAGTGTTCATCACCAATATAAGGAAGGAGATACTCTTCTCGTGAGCATGACATGTAGCCGAAGAAATATTTAGCTTTTGTATCTTTATTTATAAAAGCTATTTTTAACTTTTTATTTCTATAGATGGTATCAAAATGATTATTCGTAACGGTTACGCAAGTATTATACAGATTTTCAATTGCTTGCTTAGCAACTGAATGGCTGCGGATAGTCCCAGAACTGCTGGTGTAAAAACCAATTTTAAGTTTTTTTTGTTTCTTTGATTGCGCAATAGTAGCCATGTTAAACCTTAGTATACTAATAATTTCTTATGGATCTTATTTTTTATATGGCTTTAATTTAGCAAAAAAAATTACCGCGGTCCGCAAATTTTATCTTAATCTGTTAAGAGTGGTTACTTCGCCACACAGCTTAAACCCGCCGTCGAGCGGTTTTTTGTACCTGTAAACCTGGTGCAGTACAGTAAACACGCTGGTGGTCGTGAATACTGACTTTTTATCTTGCTGGCTTTTTAGACAAGAGTTATTGGTATGTCATGTTAACCAGAAGGGAAAAAGACATGCTAAAACAGCAAGATATGACAGAAACCGCCGCCGCAGTCCTTCATTTCTTACCTGCTGACAAGTGGGTAACGCCACGCACGATGACGAGAACTACCGGAGTAAGCGAAGCCCGGTGCCAGTTAATACTGACTCAGTTAGTTCTGGCGGGTCTGGCGAAGGATAACGGCGGGTACGGGAATAAATTCAGACGCTGCCAGTAATGGCGGTTTCCTGCTGTGAAAATGGGCGGCTGGTGGGTGTTGGTAGCACCTGCCAGCCATTCGCTCATGCTTACTGGTCACAAGCGAACCACGGCCCACTGCTTTAGCGCAAAAGCAGAGTGAGCCTACCAGAGTTACGCTTACTGATCCATGAAAAATACTGTAAAAATAAACAGTGTTGATTTAATCAACGCTGATTGCCTGCATTTTATTCAGTCCCTGCCTGATGATTCCATTGACCTGATTGTTACCGATCCGCCTTACTTCAAGGTGAAACCCAACGGTTGGGACAATCAGTGGAAAGGGGACGAAGATTACCTTAAGTGGCTGGACCACTGTCTGGCCCAGTTCTGGCGGGTGTTGAAACCTGCCGGAAGCCTTTACCTGTTCTGTGGGCATCGCCTAGCATCTGATATTGAGATCATGATGCGTGAACGTTTCAACGTGCTTAACCATATCATCTGGGCGAAGCCGTCCGGACGTTGGAATGGGTGTAATAAAGAAAGTCTGCGCGCATATTTTCCTGCCACAGAGCGCGTTCTGTTTGCTGAACATTACCAGGGGCCATATCGCGGCAAAAGTGACGGCTATGCGGCAAAAGAAAGGGAACTCAAACAGCACATAATGGCACCGCTGATATCGTATTTCAGGGATGCTCGTGCCGAACTGGGTATAACGGCAAAACAAATTGCCGAAGCCACAGGTAAGAAAAATATGGTTTCCCACTGGTTTGGTGCCAGTCAGTGGCAGTTGCCGAATGAGGCTGACTATCGGAAGTTACAGGCACTGTTTTCCCGTATAGCGGCAGAGAAGTTTCAGGAACAACAACTGGAACAACCACACCACCAGCTGGTGGCATCTTATGATTCACTGAATCGCAAATATTCTGAATTGCTGGATGAGTTTAAATCTCTCCGGCGCTATTTCTCCGTATCAGTCTCCGTGCCTTATACCGATGTCTGGATGCATAAACCCGTTCAGTTCTACCCGGGTAAACATCCGTGTGAGAAACCTGCGGATATGCTCCGGCAAATAATCAATGCCAGTAGTCGACCTGGTGATCTGGTTGCTGATTTTTTTATGGGATCCGGTTCCACAATAAAAGCAGCAATGGCGCTGGGGCGTCGGGCCTTAGGTGTTGAGCTTGAGTCAGAGCGGTTTAACCAGACAGTGAAAGAGATAAACGAGCTGGTGGGGAAATAATCTGGTGGCCACGTAGGTGGCCTTTTTATTTCCATTACACAGCACCCGCATCTGCGAGGTGGGGTTATGAAATCCATGGATAAGTTAACAACGGGTGTCGCCTATGGCACCTCAGCAGGTAGTGCCGGGTACTGGTTTTTACAGTTGCTCGATAAAGTCACGCCCTCACAGTGGGCGGCAATAGGTGTGCTGGGTAGTCTGGTATTTGGCTTGCTGACGTATCTGACAAACCTTTATTTCAAGATTAAAGAAGATAAGCGTAAGGCTGCGAGAGGTGAATAATGTCGCCATCATTACGCAAGGCTGTTGCTGCTGCTATTGGTGGTGGGGCTGTTGCCATAGCGTCTGTGCTCATCACTGGTCCGAGTGGTGACGATGGCCTGGAAGGTGTCAGCTACATACCATACAAAGATATCGTTGGCGTATGGACTGTATGTCACGGACACACCGGAAAAGACATCATGCTAGGTAAAACGTATACCGAAGCAGAATGCAAAGCCCTCCTGAATAAAGACCTTGCCACGGTCGCCAGACAAATTAACCCGTACATCAAAGTCGATATACCGGAAACAACGCGCGGCGCTCTTTACTCGTTCGTCTACAACGTGGGTGCTGGCAATTTCAGAACATCGACGCTTCTTCGCAAAATAAACCAGGGCGATATCAAAGGCGCATGTGACCAGCTACGTCGCTGGACATACGCTGGCGGTAAGCAATGGAAAGGCCTGATGACTCGTCGTGAGATTGAGCGTGAAGTCTGTTTGTGGGGGCAACAATGAGCAGAGTAACCGCGATTATCTCCGCTCTGGTTATCTGCATCATCGTCTGCCTGTCGTGGGCGGTCAATCATTACCGTGATAACGCCATCGCCTACAAAGAACAGCGTGATAAAAAAGTCAGTGAGCTGAAGCAGGCGACCGCCACCATCGCTGACATGCAGCAGCGTCAGCGTGATGTTGCTGCGATCGATGCAAAATACACGAAGGAGTTAGCCGATGCGAAAACTGAAAATGAAACTCTGCGCGCTGATGTTGCCGCTGGTCGTAAGCGCCTGCGGGTCAATGCCAGTTGCTCCGCAGCCGTGCGTGAAGCCACCGGACCCACCAGCATGGATAATGCAACCAGCCCCCGACTGGCAGACACCGCTGAACGGGATTATTTCACCCTCAGAGAACGGTTGATGACGATGCAGAAGCAACTGGAAGGGGCGCAGGAATATATCCGCACCCAGCGCATTAAGTAGCTGGAGAAAAAACACGAATCTGTGGTTTTTACTGAGCGCGGTGTACACGGTGGAACATATGGCGGGAAGTTTGTTGCTTATGATTATGCAGCATGGCTAAACCCCGGATTTAAATATGCAGCCTATAAAGTCCTGGATGACTACTTCACCGGAGAACTTCAGCATCGCAACAGCTTAAGTGCGCAGCTCAATATGAAGTGTCATGAGTTTGATCAGAAAAAAGATATGGCGAGCTTCTGTGGACAAGGGCTGGCGGCATGGCGCTATACGAAGCCAGTGTTGGTCGCTGAGATTAACTCCCTGGCTAACCAGCTGCAGATAACGATCCCCGGGCTGTCCGGTATTTGCCGGTATGAAATTACCGGAAGGCGCGGTCGTTACTGAGTAAGAGCAGGCATTACAGCAGCCCTTCACTGAGGGGCTGCGATAATGTGAGGAATAAAAAACCGGCAGGGGAAATCCATTGAAGATTTGCCGGTGGCAAAAGATGGCCATGCTTTTAACCTTAGTAGCAGAGCTACGGAGTTCAACAACGACCGTCGCCGTTATCTTGCTGAAAGGCGTTTCAATGATTTTCATCAATTTATTCATCAGCAATGGTGATAATCACTCTCATTTTGGCGGGTCCTTCCGGTGGGGTGGCCTGCCACGGGGCGGGAGCGTCGCGGAAAAAGGCTAGTTTTTACATTTCCATGGCGGCGGCAACATGTTTAGTAATTTATTGATAATTAAAAGTTATTTCTCTTTTCACCTGTACAATATTTTTTTCTCCCTGTCATTAGACCAGTTTGCAATTAATTGAAATATATAAATAAACCTGATTTTCACCTGCCAGATGGAGTTGCTTATGTCAAATGTGAGCGGGATCGGTGATGCTTATTACTGGAGTGTTTTTAAAATCGCCGAGGCCTTTGGGCTTCACCGGGACACAGTAAAAAAACGGCTCCTCGCGGCCAACACTCCTGTGGCTGCGACTGTCAGGGGGAACCCCGTTTACGCCCTGCAGCATGTCGGGCCAGCTCTGTTTAGTGTGAAGCATGAGGCAGCAGACTCTGTTCATGATCCATCCCGTATGGAGCCGAAAGAGAGAAAGGACTGGTACCAGTCTGAAAATGAAAGGATCAAGCTGGAAAAGGAGCAGCGAAAACTCATCCCAGTTGATGAAGTAGTCATCGTCTATTCGTCCATGAGAAAGGCTGTCGTCCAGGTTCTGGAGACAATTCCGGATGTTCTTGAACGCGATTGCGCCCTGACTCCTCAGGCCGTCGGCGTTGTACAGCAGGCCATTGATGACCTGCGATACACTCTTCAGGAAAAATCCTACGAGGCTTGTGCTGCTGAATTAATTCCTGATGAGGAAGGAGAGAGTCTCTAGGAGGAATAATGGGTTTTTCATCAGCCCGAAATTTGGGAAGGGACATATCGGCAGGATTTTCCCCACCACGTCGCATGCCGATTTCGGAGGCTGTTAAAAAATTCATGCGTGTTCCCAAGGGGGCTGGTAACTCGGTGCCATGGGATCCTGAACTGACACCCTACATCATTGAGCCCATGAACTGCCTGGCATCGCGTGAATACGATGCGGTGATTTTTGTTGGTCCTGCGCGAACAGGGAAGACCATTGGTCTGATCGATGGATGGATTGTCTATACCATCGTTTGCGATCCTTCGGACATGCTCGTTGTGCAGATGACCGAAGATAAGGCCCGCGAGCATTCTAAAAAGCGCCTCGACAGAACGTTCAGAAGCAGTGCGGCGGTAAAGAAAAGAATGAGTCCACGTCGTAACGACAATAATGTTCATGATAAGACGTTCAGGGATGGCTCGTTCCTTAAAATTGGTTGGCCCTCGGTCAACATTATGTCGTCGTCGGATTACCGGTTTGTCGCCTTAACCGATTACGACCGTTTTCCGGAGAATATCGACAGCGAGGGTGATGGTTTCTCCCTGGCCTCAAAACGTACCACCACATTTATGTCCGCCGGGATGACTCTGGTGGAGAGCTCGCCGGGACGTGACATCTGCGACAGCAAATGGCGACGTAAGTCGCCTCATGAAGCGCCACCGACGACTGGTATTCTTTCCCTTTACAATCGTGGTGACCGCCGCCGCTGGTACTGGCCATGTCCGCACTGTGGTGAGTATTTTCAGCCAGCCATGGATGCCATGACCGGCTACCGTAATGAACCGGATCCCTTTAAAGCCAGTGAGGCGGCGTATCTACTTTGCCCGCACTGCAGCGGCATTATCACTGCGGAGAAAAAGCGTGAGCTCAATAGTGCAGGAGTCTGGTTGCGTGAAGGTCAGGTCATTGATCGTAACGGCAACGTTTCCGGTGAACCGCGCCGCTCCCGTATCGCCAGTTTCTGGATGGAAGGGCCAGCTGCTGCGTATCAGACCTGGGCGCAACTGGTTTACAAATTACTGACTGCAGAACAGGAGTATGAAGCGACAGGAAGCGAAGAAACACTCAGGGCGGTTATCAATACCGACTGGGGATTACCTTATCTTCCCCGCGCCAGCATGGAGCAACGAAAAAGTGAACTGCTTGAGCAGCGGGCAGAGCCAGTTCCTTCCCGCAGTGTGCCGGATGGCGTTAATTTCCTTGTGGCGGCAGTGGATGTGCAGGCGGGACGTCATCGCCGTTTTGTGGTTCAGGTAACGGGCTATGGCAGCCGTGGCGAACGCTGGATTATTGATCGTTACAACATCACGCAGTCATTGCGCGGTGACAGCGACGGGGAGAGCCAGCGAATTGATCCGGCCAGCTATCCGGAAGACTGGGATGTCCTGCTGACGGATGTTTTTCATAAAAGCTGGCCGCTGGCCTCCGATCCTTCTCAACAAATGCGACTGATGGCAATGGCGGTGGACTCCGGCGGTGAAGACGGGGTCACTGATAATGCCTATAAATTCTGGCGTCGTTGCCGTCGTGATGGCCTTGGTAAACGTATTTACCTGTTTAAGGGCGACAGCATCCGGCGCGCAAAACTGATCACCCGTACATTCCCTGATAACACCGGACGAACGGGCCGACGGGCGCAGGCCGCAGGTGATGTGCCGCTCTGGCTTCTTCAGACGGATGCCCTGAAAGACCGGGTGAATAACGCGTTATGGCGTGACTCGCCAGGTCCCGGCTATGTGCATTTCCCTGACTGGCTGGGGAGCTGGTTTTACGACGAACTGACGTATGAAGAGCGGAGTAGTGACGGGAAATGGAGTAAGCCGGGTCGCGGTGCCAACGAAGCTTTTGACCTGATGGTGTATGCCGAGGCTCTGGTCATTCTGCATGGATACGAAAAGATCCGCTGGCCGGATGCACCGGAGTGGGCGAGCCGGGAAACCTGGCTGGAGTGTGTCCCGGACAGTACCGAACCGTCACCCTCACCGGAACCGGTATCCACGCCTGTTAAAAAACAAAAACGGAAGAAAACAGTAACTGACGATGTTAACCCCTGGCTGACTTCCGGAGGATGGTTATGAACCAGAATGATATCGAAGCCATGATTCAGCGTTATACGGAAGCTGAAATGGCGGTGCTGGACGGAAAATCCGTCACCTTTAATGGTCAGCAGATGACCATGGAAAACTTATCTGAGATCCGGCAGGGACGGCAGGAGTGGGAGCGCCGCCTTGCGGCTCTGATTACACGACGACGGGGGCATCCCGGGTACCGGCTGGCGAGGTTCTGATGGCAATTCTTGATGATGTGATTGGCGTTTTTTCACCAGGATGGAAAGCGGCAAGGCTGCGTTCCCGTGCGGTGATCCAGGCTTATGAGGCCGTAAAAACGACGCGGACACACAAAGCCCGGCGGGAAAACCGAACTGCCGACCAGTTAAGCCAGTACGGGGCCGTGTCGTTACGTGAGCAGGCCCGTTACCTTGATAACAACCACGATCTGGTTATTGGTGTATTTGACAAGCTGGAAGAACGGGTGGTGGGGAAAAACGGGATTATTGTCGAGCCACATCCGGTATTACGCAATGGGGCCATTGCCCGTGATCTGGCAGCGGAGATACGCACCCGATGGAGTGAATGGTCTGTCAGTCCGGAAGTCACCGGGCAGTTTACCCGTCCGATGCTGGAACGTCTGATGCTGCGTACCTGGCTGCGCGATGGTGAGGTGTTTGCCCAGATGGTTTCCGGGCGCATAAACAGCCTGACGCCTTCTGCCGGTGTTCATTTCTGGCTGGAGGCGCTCGAGCCGGACTTTATTCCCATGACCAGTGATGAGAGCAACAGGCTGAATCAGGGCGTGTTTGTTGATGACTGGGGGCGTCCCGAAAAATATCTGGTGTATAAAAGCCGTCCCGTATCCGGGCGGCAGATGGAAACCAAAGAAGTGGATGCAGAGCGAATGCTGCATCTTAAATTTGTTCGCCGTCTGCACCAGATGCGCGGGACGTCTTTGTTGTCCGGTGTGCTGATCCGCCTCAGTGCCCTGAAAGAGTATGAAGATTCTGAGCTGACTGCAGCAAGGATCGCCGCTGCTCTGGGGATGTACATCCGGAAAGGCGACGGGCAGAGCTATGAACCGGATGGTAATGGCAGCAAGGAGAATGAACGCGAGCTTACCATTCAGCCAGGCATTATTTACGACGATCTGAAACCCGGCGAAGAAATCGGAATGGTGAAGTCGGATCGTCCCAATCCTAACCTTGAAACTTTTCGTAATGGTCAGTTGCGTGCCGTGGCGGCGGGCAGTCGTCTGAGTTTTTCCAGTACGGCACGCAACTATAACGGCACTTACAGCGCCCAGCGTCAGGAACTGGTTGAGTCTACTGATGGCTACCTGATCCTGCAGGACTGGTTTATTGGTGCCGTCACCCGCCCGATGTATCGTGCCTGGCTGAAACAGGCTGTGGCATCCGGTGTTATCAGGCTACCCCGCGATCTTGACCGTTCTTCACTGTATACCGCGGTGTATTCCGGACCAGTGATGCCGTGGATTGACCCTGTTAAGGAGGCTGAGGCCTGGAAAATCCAGATTCGTGGTGGAGCGGCGACAGAATCAGACTGGGTACGTGCAGGTGGTCGTAATCCGGATGATGTCAAACGTCGGCGCAAGGCCGAAATTGATGAAAACCGCAAGCTGGATCTGGTATTTGATACCGATCCGGCCAGTGATAAAGGAGGCAGCAGTGCCGCAACGAAACGACAGGAGCCACAGCACACCGACGACCAGTCCGAAGAATAATTCCTGGTTCAGGATGCAGGCTGGTCACCAGAGTGACGCGGATATTTATATTTATGACGAGATTGGTTTCTGGGGTGTTACAGCGAAGCAGTTTATCAGTGATCTGAATGCACTGGGCGATATCACCCACATTAATCTCCATATTAATTCACCGGGTGGCGATGTCTTTGAAGGCATCGCCATTTTTAATGCGCTGAAAACACATGGTGCGTCCATTACCGTTTATGTCGACGGTGTGGCGGCGTCAATGGCGTCGGTCATTGCGATGGTGGGAAACCCGGTCATTATGCCGGAAAACACCTTCATGATGATTCATAAACCATTTGGCTTTACGGGCGGTGATGCGGAGGACATGCGCACCTATGCCGACCTGCTCGATAAGGTTGAGGCGGTTCTGTTACCCGCTTATGCACAGAAAACCGGGAAAACCACCGATGAAATTGCTGCCATGCTGGCGGATGAGACCTGGATGTCCGGTGCCGAATGTCTGGCACAGGGATTTGCTGATCAGGTAACGCCAGCCGTTAAGGCAATGGCATGTATTCAGTCAAAACGTACAGAGGAATTTAAAAAGATGCCGGAATCCATTCGAAACATGATTACTCCGCCACGCAACAGTGCTCCACGCGTACAGGATGATGAACCTGCAGCCTCCCGGACGCCAGTGCAGGCAGCAGCACCCGTGGTGGATGAAAACAGTATCCGTGCGCAGGTACTGGCAGAGCAAAAAGCGCGTGTAAACGGTATTAATGATCTGTTTGCCATGTTTGGCGGGCGTTATCAGACGCTGCAGGCTCAGTGTCTTGCCGATCCTGAATGTTCGCTGGAGCAGGCCCGCGAAAAGTTGTTGAACGAGATGGGGCGCGAGTCCACGCCATCCAATAAAAATACCCCGGCTCATATTTATGCCGGTAACGGTAATTTTGTGGGGGACGGGATCCGCCAGGCGCTGATGGCGCGTGCCGGATTTGAAAAAACCGAACGTGATAATGCCTACAACGGGATGACCCTGCGTGAATATGCCCGTATGTCACTGACTGAACGGGGTATTGGGGTTTCCAGTTATAACCCGATGCAGATGGTCGGTGCGGCGTTCACACACAGTACGTCTGACTTCGGTAATATTCTGCTGGATGTTGCGAACAAAGCCATTCTGCAGGGCTGGGAAGATGCCCCTGAAACCTATGAACAGTGGACGCGGAAAGGTCAGTTGTCTGATTTTAAAATTGCCCATCGTGTGGGTATGGGGGGCTTCAGTGCTCTGCGTCAGGTGCGTGAAGGGGCGGAATATAAATACGTCACCACCGGAGATAAACAGGCCACTATTGCACTGGCGACCTATGGCGAGCTGTTCAGTATCACCCGTCAGGCCATTATCAATGATGATCTGAATATGCTGACCGATGTCCCGATGAAACTGGGCCGTGCGGCGAAATCCACTATTGCCGATCTGGTTTATGCCATTCTGACGTCTAACCCGAAAATCTCCACAGATAATGTAAGTCTGTTCGATAAAGCGAAACATGCAAACGTACTGGAGAGCGCTGCAATGGACGTGGCATCGCTGGATAAAGCCCGCCAGTTGATGCGCGTTCAGAAAGAGGGGGAGCGTCATCTGAATATTCGTCCTGCGTTCGTACTGGTACCGACGGCGATGGAGTCTGTTGCTAACCAGGTCATTCGCTCCTCAAGTGTCAAGGGGGCTGACATTAACGCCGGTATTATTAACCCGGTGAAAGATTTTGCGACCGTTATTGCAGAGCCTCGTCTTGATGATAACAGCCAGACCACCTTCTACCTGGCTGCGTCCAAAGGCTCCGATACGATTGAAGTGGCTTATCTCAACGGTGTGGATACGCCATATATTGATCAGATGGAGGGCTTCAGTGTGGATGGCGTGACAACGAAAGTGCGTATTGACGCCGGTGTCGCGCCAGTTGATCACCGCGGTCTGGTGAAATGTACGGCGTAAACGTCGCAGACAACAACTCTGATGGCCCGTAAGGGCTTTTTTTGTACCTGAAATCAGCCCCTGAACGGGGCTGTGCGGAGACAGTTATGGCAAAGAATTTTGTAGAAGAAGGAAAAACGGTGGCGATTGTTGCCAGTGCAGCCATCAGCAGCGGAGATCTGGTGCAGGTGGGTGATGTTTTTGCGGTGGCGCTGACCGATATTCCACAGGGTGAAACAGGCGACGGCATGACCGAAGGTGTGTTTATCCTGCCTAAGCTGAAAACGGATGACATGAAAACGGGTAAGAAGGTTTATCTGAAGTCCGGAAAAGTTCAGCTGACTAACAGCGGCTCTGATCCGCTGGTCGGGGTTGTCTGGGCAGATGCCGGAACCAGTGCAGAAGAAGTGCCGGTAAAACTCAATGTCTGATCCCTTTTCTCGGCTGGCAGCGCGTATGGATGCGATCACGGTCAGAAAGATGGGAAAGACAGCCTCGATTAATGATGTCGATATGGCTGTGATCCCGGGCGAAACACTGGCAGAGCTGAATGCTCTGTCCGGACCTGCTGTCTCTCTGGTGGTGTTTTCTTTGGGATACCGCCCACGGCGCGGGGATCGCGTTGTTTATGACGGACAACATTGGACGGTCACACGGCATGAACGCTTTAACGGTAAGCCAATGATCTTTATTGAGTAAAGAGGTGTGGGATGAAGGGGCTTGAGAATGCCATCCGCAATCTGAACAGCCTTGATACCCGTATGGTGCCACAGGCCAGCGCATGGGCGATAAACCGTGTGGCACAGAAAGCGGTCTCGGTTGCCACCCGGCAGGTTGCCGGGAATACCGTTGCGGGAGATAACCAGGTGAAAGGGATACCCCTGAAACTGGTACGTCAGCGTGTCCGGGTGTTTAAAGCCAGTCCGTCAGGAAAAATGACGGCCAGGATCCGCGTCAACCGGGGCAATCTGCCCGCCATTAAGCTGGGGACAGCCCGGGTCAGACTGGCCCGGCGTGGTGGAAAACTGCAGTACCGTGGCAGTGTGCTGAAGGTGGGTAAATATCTTTTCCGGGATGCGTTTATTCAGCAACTGGCGAATGGTCGCTGGCATGTGATGCGGCGTATTGATGGCAAAAATCGTTACCCCATTGATGTGGTGAAAATCCCGTTGTCCGGACCGCTGACACAGGCATTTGAAGATGCCCGCGACCGCATCATTGCTGCGGAAATGCCGAAACAGTTGGGTTATGCACTGAAACAACAACTGAGGTTATGGCTGACCCGATGAACCGACATACACAAATCCGCCAGGTCGTACTGGCACGCCTTCGGGAACAGTGTGGAGACAGCGCCACGTTTTTTGACGGGCTTCCGGCATTTGTTGATGCGCAGGAACTGCCTGCCGTGTCGGTGTGGCTGAGTGATGCTCAGTACACCGGAAAAATGACGGATGAAGATGACTGGCAGGCTGTTCTGCATATTGCTGTCTTCATCCGGGCACAAGCACCGGATTCAGAGCTGGATATGTGGATGGAGAGCACCATTTTCCCGGCCCTGAATGATGTACCGGCACTTTCCGGACTCATCGACACCCTGATCCCACTCGGTTTTAACTATCAACGTGATAATGAGATGGCCACCTGGGCGATGGCGGAAATCACGTACCAGATCACGTACACGAATTAAGGAGCTGGTAATGACCACACCAAATCCACTGGCAAAAACGAAAGGTGCGGGAACGACGTTCTGGATGTATACCGGCAACGGCGACGCATTTGCGAACCCTTTGTCGGACACTGACTGGCTGCGTCTTGCGATGGTGAAGGATCTGCAACCTGGCGAAATGACCGCTGATGCAGAAGATGACACTTATCTCGATGATGAAGATGCAGACTGGAAAACGACAACCCAGGGGCAGAAATCCGTTGGTGATACTTCGGCGACGCTGGCCTGGCGTCCGGGTGACAGCGGGCAGAAAAAACTGGTTCAGTTGTTCGACTCCGGTGAAGTCTGCGCGTTTCGTATCAAATATCCCAACGGCACTGTTGATGTTTTCCGTGGCTGGCTGAGCTCACTGGGTAAAACCATTGCCTCAAAAGACGTGATGACCCGCACAGTGAAAATCAGCGGTGTGGGGCGTCCGTATCTGGCAGAGGAAGGCACTGAAACCGTGGGCGTTACCGGGCTGACGGTGGCACCGGCATCTGCCAGTGTAAAAGTGGGAGCAACCACCACGCTGACCTTTACAGTAAAACCTGACGGAGCCAGTGACAAAGCGATCAGTGTGCATTCGACAGATCCACAGACTGCCACGGTGACCCTGAACGGGCTTGTGGCCACGGTGAAAGGCGTGAAGCAGGGCAGTGTCAGCATTGTGGGCATGACTTCTGACGGCGATTTTGTGGCAGTGGCTACGGTGGCTGTCAGCGCCGCAGGTTAACAGGACGATACTCATCATTTGCCCCGGTTATCCGGGGCTTTTTTTCAGGTGGAGAACATGATGTTTCTGAAACAGGGCACGTTTAATTATGAAAAGCAGTCCGTGGTGCTCAGTGAGCTGTCCGGGCTGCAGAGAATTGAATATCTGGCGTTTGTTCAGCAGCGAACGGCAAAGTTTGATGCCGAAGAGGGAGAACTGCCGGAGGCTGAACGACAGATTGCTTTTCTGCGGATGGGGATGGATATCAATGCCTGGCTGGTTTCCCGCTCACTGTGGAATGCGGATCAGTCTAAGGATGTAGAGACGCTTTGCGCATCCGTTATTACAACATGGTCGTATGATGCCCTGGGTGCGGGGGCGGAGATGGTTCTGTCGCTGAGCGGTATGGGGACCATTGATAATGCCGGGGATGATGAGCATGAGGCGCTGACGCCGGAAAAGTCCTGACGCGGGAAATGCAGTTTGTCATGCGGCTTGCCCGGGAGTTCCGGCGGGCAGACTGGCGGCGGATGCTGTCGGAAATGTCGGCCACTGAGCTTGGTGAGTGGGGCGATTATTTCCGGATGCAGAGCTTCAGTGATGTGTGGATGGATGCGCAGTTTGCCTCGCTGAAGGCATTGATCGTGAGAATGGTGTCCGGCAGCAGTGATGCTGCGGTGGCTGATTTCAGCCTTTTACCGGAAGAGAACGGGATACCGGAGCGAACGGACGAAGAACTGATGCATCTTGGGGAAGGTATTTCCGGAGGTGTGCGTTATGGACCAGATAGCCAACCTGGTCATTGATTTGGGGATTGATGCGGCAGAGTTTAAAAATGAAATCCCCCGTATCAAAAACCTTCTGAATGGTGCAGCCAGCGATGCAGAACGGTCTTCTGCCCGTATGCAGCGTTTTATGGAGCGTCAGACTCAGGCCGCCCGGCAGACAACGCAGGCGGCTTCTTCGGCTGCAACAGCCGCATCCGTCCATGCGCAGACGGTGGAGAAGAACGCACAGGCTCATGAACGCATGGCCCGCGAGGTGGAGAAAACCCGCCAGCGCATGGAGGCGCTGAGCCAGAAAATGCGCGAGGAACAGGCGCAGGCCATGGCTCTGGCGGAGGCTCAGGATAAAGCGGCTGCTGCGTTTTATCGTCAGATTGACAGTGTGAAACAGGCCAGTGCGGGGCTGCAGGAATTACAGCGTATTCAGCAGCAGATCCGACAGGCCAGAAACAGTGGCGGGATTGGTCAGCAGGATTATCTGGCGCTGATTTCTGAGGTTACGGCGAAAACCCGTGTTCTTACACAGGCTGAGGAAGAGGGTACCCGACAGAAAGTGGCGTTTATCCGTCAGCTTAAAGAGCAGGCAACCCGCCAGAATCTTTCATCTTCTGAGTTGCTTCGTGCTAAGGCTGCCCAGCTGGGGGTAAGCAGTGCTGCAGAAGTGTATATCCGCAAAATGGAGCAGGCAGGAAAAGCCACGCATTCGCTGGGTCTGAAAAGTGCAGCGGCCCGCCAGGAGATAGGCGTTCTGATAGGTGAACTGGCCCGCGGCAATTTAGGGGCGCTGAGGGGATCCGGGATAACGCTGGCTAACCGTGCCGGATGGATAGACACACTGATGTCACCGAAAGGCATGATGCTGGGCGGGGTTATTGGCGGTATTGCCGCAGCTGTCTATGGTCTGGGTAAAGCCTGGTATGACGGTCAGAAGGAGGGGGAAGAATTTAACCGCCAGCTGTCGCTGACGGGGCATTATGCCGGAGTCACTGCCGGGCAGCTGTGGACGCTCAGTCGTGCTATTTCCGGGAATGGTATCACGCAACATGCTGCAGCCGGTGCGCTGGCTCAGGTGGTGGGGAGTGGTGCATTTCGTGGAAACGATATCGGTATGGTGGCGAGAGCTGCCGCACAGATGGAGCGATCGGTTGGCCAGTCGGTCAGCGATACCATAAGTCAGTTTAAGCGGCTGAAGGATGATCCTGTAAATGCCGCGAAGGCTCTGGACAATGAGCTGCATTTTCTTACTGCCACTCAGCTTGAGCAGATACGCGTCCTTGGGGAACAGGGGCGGTCCAGTGATGCGGCACGGATAGCCATGTCTGCACTGGCAGAGGAAACCGGTCGGCGTACTGCGGATATTGATAATAACCTCAATGCGCTGGGCAGTACGCTGAAGTATCTGTCTGATTTATGGAGTCGTTTCTGGGATGCGGCCATGAATATTGGTCGTGAAGACTCGCTGGATGAACAGATTTCCGCTTTACAGGAGAAAGTGTCGCGGGCGAAAAGACTCCCCTGGACGGCATCATCTTCTCAGGTTGAGTACGATCAGCAGCGTCTTAACGAGCTTCAGGAAAAAAAACGCCAGAAGGATTTGCAGGATGCAAAAGAGCAGGCAGAGCGGAATTATCAGGAGCAACAGAAACGCCGTAATGCTGAAAATGCTGCACTGAACCGGATGAATGAAACGGAAGCAGCACGACATCAGCGTGAAATTGCGCGTATTAATGCCATGCAGTACGCCGATCAGACTGTCAGGGATGCGGCGATACAACGTGAAAATGAACGTTACGAGAAAGCCCTGGCATCCGGTAAGAAAAAAACACGCGAAACCCGTAATGATGAGGCCACCCGGTTATTGCTGCAGTACAGTCAGCAACAGGCACAGGTGGAAGGACAGATTGCTGCTGCCAGACAGTCAGCAGGCATTGCCACGGAAAGGATGACAGAAGCGCATAAACAGCTTCTGGCTCTGCAGCAGCGCATCAGCGACCTGGACGGGAAAAAACTGACGGCAGATGAAAAGAGTGTGCTGGCCCGTAAAGATGAACTGATTCAGGCACTGACGCTGCTGGATGTAAAACAGCAGGAGCTTCAGAAACAGACGGCACTCAACGAGCTGAAGAAAAAAACAATTCAGCTGACCAGTCAACTGGCTGAAGAAGAGCGTGCTCAGCGTCAACAACATAATCTGGATATCGCCACGGTGGGTATGGGTGATCAGCAGCGGCAGCGATATCAGGTACAACTGAGTCTTCGTCAGAAATACCAGCAACAGCTGGAGCAGTTGAGGCGGGATAGTGAGCAGAAAGGGACATATAACACGGATGACTACAGAAAGGCCGAGCAGGCGCTGACGGAGAGCCTGAACCGACAACTGAATGAGAATCGCCGTTACTGGCAACAGCTTGAAATTGCTCAGGGTAACTGGAAAAACGGAGTCCTGCGTGCACTCCAGAATGTCACTGAGAATGCGGATAACACAGCCTGGACAGTGGAACAGTTGTTCACGTCTGCGTTCAGTAGCATGAGTGACTGGCTGGCGACATTCTGTACTACAGGCAAACTCAATTTCAAATCTTTTACTTCTTCTGTGCTGTCAGATATGTCCAGAATCATGGCTCAGATAGCTTTAATGAAAGCGGTAAAAGGCATTGCTTCCGCGCTGCCTTTTGATTTTGTAGCCAATGCTGATGGCGGTGTTTATCAGTCGGCTGATTTGAGTCGCTACAGTGGCACGGTGGTTAACCGTCCGACGTTTTTTGCTTTTGCAAAAGGCGCGGGTGTGATGGGGGAAGCGGGACCTGAAGCCATTCTGCCATTGCGTCGTGGTGCTGACGGTAAGCTGGGGGTTGTGGCGGATATTGGGGGTTCAGGTATGGCGATGTTTTCCCCGCAGTACAACATCGAGATCAATAACGATGGCACGAACGGGCAGATAGGTCCGGCTGCCCTGAAGGCGGTTTATGACCTCGGGAAAAAAGCGGCAGCGGACTTTATGCAACAGCAGGCCCGTGATGGTGGTCGGTTAAGTGGAGCATATCGGTAATGGAGACGTTTCACTGGAAAGTGCGCCCGGATATGAATGTGGTATCAGAGCCGAAAGTGGTGACAGTGAAGCTGGGCGATGGTTATGAACAGCGTCGTGCGGCGGGACTGAATAACCAGTTGTCGACTTACAGCGTGACGATACGTGTTCGTAAATGTGAACACCCATCTTTAAAAGCCTTTCTGGAACGGCACGGTGGCGTCCGCGCATTTCAGTGGACGCCACCTTATGACTGGAAACCGATTAGGGTGGTTTGTCGTAAATGGTCGGCAAGCGTGGGGGCGCTGTGGGTAACCATAACGGCAGATTTTGAACAGGTCGTGGCATAGGAGGCTCTGATGCAGGATATTCCACAGGAAACACATCATGAGACGACACGCCTCACTCAGTCAGCCCAGGTGGTGCTCTGGGAAATCGATCTGACAGAGGTCGGTGGTGAACGTTATTTTTTCTGTAATGAGCAGAACGAAAAAGGTGAGCCGGTTACCTGGCAGGGGCGGCAGTATCAGGCATACCCCATTCAGGGGACAGGATTTGAACTGAACGGCAAGGGCAGTGCTGCCCGTCCGACACTGACGGTTTCTAACCTGCACGGCATGGTCACGGGGATGGCGGAAGACCTGCAGAGTCTGGTCGGCGGAACGGTGGTCAGGCGTAAGGTTTACGCCCGTTTTCTGGATGCGGTGAACTTCGTCAACGGAAACAGCGACGCCGATCCGGAGCAGGAGGTGATCAGCCGCTGGCGCATCGAGCAGTGCAGCGAACTGAGTGCGGTCAGTGCCTCCTTTGTGTTGTCCACACCGACGGAAACGGATGGTGCTGTTTTTCCGGGGCGTATCATGCTGGCCAACACCTGCACCTGGACCTATCGCGGTGATGAGTGTGGTTATCACGGTCCGGCTGTCGCGGATGAATATGACCAGCCGACGTCCGATATCACGAAGGATAAATGCAGCAAATGCCTGAGCGGCTGTAAGTTTCGCAATAACGTCGGCAACTTTGGCGGCTTCCTTTCCATTAACAAACTTTCGCAGTAATCCCATGACACAGACAGAATCAGAGATTCTGGCGCACGCCCGGCGATGTGCGCCAGCGGAGTCGTGCGGCTTCGTGGTGAGAACGCCGGAAGGGGAAAGATATTTTCCCTGCGTGAATATCTCCGGTGAGCCGGAGGCGTATTTCCGGATGTCGCCGGAGGACTGGCTGCGGGCAGAGATGCAGGGTGAGATTGTGGCGCTGGTCCACAGCCACCCCGGTGGTCTGCCCTGGCTGAGTGAGGCTGACAGGCGGCTGCAGGTGCAGAGCGATTTGCCTTGGTGGCTGGTCTGCCGGGGTGAGATTCATAAATTCCGCTGTGTGCCGCATCTTACCGGGCGGCGCTTTGAGCACGGGGTGACGGACTGTTACACGCTGTTCCGGGATGCTTATCATCTGGCGGGGATTGAGATGCCGGACTTTCATCGTGAGGATGACTGGTGGTGTAACGGCCAGAATCTCTATCTGGATAATCTGGAGGCCACAGGGCTGTATCAGGTGCCGTTGTCAGCGGCGCAGCCGGGCGATGTGCTGCTGTGCTGTTTTGGTTCATCGGTGCCGAATCATGCCGCCATTTACTGCGGCGACGGCGAGCTGTTGCACCATATTCCTGAACAACTGAGCAAACGAGAGAGGTATACCGACAAATGGCAGCGACGCACACACTCCCTCTGGCGTCACCGGGCATGGCACGCATCTGCCTTTACGGGGATTTACAACGATTTGGCCGCCGCATCGACCTTCGTGTAAAAACGGGGGCCGAAGCTATCCGTGCGCTGGCCACACAGATCCCGGCGTTTCGTCAGAAACTGAATGACGGCTGGTATCAGGTGCGCATTGCCGGGCGTGATGCAGGTGAAACCGAATTATCTGCCCGTCTTAATGAGCCGCTGGCAAATGGTGCCGTGATCCACATCGTGCCGCATCTGGCGGGAGCTAAAAGTGGCGGTGTGTTTCAGGTGGTGCTGGGGGCGGCGCTGATTGCGGTGGCATGGTGGAACCCTGTGGGCTGGCTGGGTGCCGCGGCTGTATCGGGCATGTATGCGGCAGGGGCCAGTATGATCCTGGGTGGTGTGGCCCAGATGCTGGCACCGAAAGCCCGGACGTCCACAGCGACCAGCACGGATAACGGTAAGCAGAACACCTATTTCTCATCACTGGATAACATGGTTGCCCAGGGCAATGTTCTGCCTGTTCTGTACGGTGAAATGCGCGTGGGGTCTCGTGTGGTTTCTCAGGAGATCAGCACGGCAGATGAAGGGGACGGTGGTCAGGTTGTGGTGATTGGCCGCTGATGCAAAATATTTCATGTGAAACCGCCTCCGGGCGGTTTTGTCGTTTATGGAGCATGACGAATGGGCAAAGGAAGCAGTAAGGGGCATACCCCGCGCGAAGCGAAGGACAACCTGAAGTCCACGCAACTGCTGAGTGTGATTGATGCCATCAGCGAAGGGCCGATTGACGGTCCGGTGGATGGATTAAAAAGCGTGCTGCTGAACAGTACGCCGGTGCTGGACAGTGAGGGGAATACCAATATCTCCGGTGTCACGGTGGTGTTCCGGGCTGGTGAGCAGGAGCAGACTCCGCCGGAGGGATTTGAATCCTCCGGCTCCGAGACGGTGCTGGGTACGGAAGTGAAATACGACACGCCGATCACCCGGACCATCACGTCGGCAAACATTGACCGACTGCGTTTTACCTTCGGTGTGCAGGCACTGGTGGAAACCACCTCAAAGGGGGACAGGAATCCGTCGGAAGTCCGCCTGCTGGTTCAGATACAACGTAACGGTGGCTGGGTGACGGAAAAAGACATCACCATTAAAGGCAAAACCACCTCACAGTATCTGGCATCGGTGGTGGTGGGTAACCTGCCGCCGCGCCCGTTCAATATCCGGATGCGCAGGATGACGCCGGACAGCACCACAGACCAGCTGCAGAACAAAACGCTCTGGTCGTCATACACCGAAATCATCGATGTGAAACAGTGCTACCCGAACACGGCACTGGTCGGCGTACAGGTGGATTCGGAGCAGTTCGGCAGCCAGCAGGTGAGCCGTAATTATCATCTTCGCGGGCGCATTCTGCAGGTGCCGTCGAACTATAACCCGCAGACGCGACAATACAGCGGTATCTGGGACGGAACGTTAAAACCGGCATACAGCAACAACATGGCCTGGTGTCTGTGGGATATGCTTACCCATCCGCGCTACGGCATGGGGAAACGTCTTGGTGCGGCGGATGTGGATAAATGGGCGCTGTATGTCATCGGCCAGTACTGCGACCAGTCAGTGCCGGACGGCTCTGGCGGCACGGAGCCGCGCATCACCTGTAATGCGTACCTGACCACACAGCGCAAGGCGTGGGATGTGCTCAGTGATTTCTGCTCGGCGATGCGCTGTATGCCGGTATGGAACGGGCAAACGCTGACGTTCGTGCAGGACCGACCGTCGGATAAGGTGTGGACCTATAACCGCAGTAATGTGGTGATGCCGGATGATGGCGCGCCGTTCCGCTACAGCTTCAGCGCCCTGAAGGACCGCCATAATGCCGTTGAGGTGAACTGGATTGACCCGAACAACGGCTGGGAGACGGCAACAGAGCTTGTGGAGGACACGCAGGCCATTGCCCGTTACGGTCGTAACGTCACGAAGATGGATGCCTTTGGCTGTACCAGTCGGGGGCAGGCACACCGAGCCGGGCTGTGGCTGATTAAAACAGAACTGCTGGAAACGCAGACCGTGGACTTCAGCGTGGGTGCTGAAGGGCTTCGCCATGTACCGGGCGATGTCATTGAAATCTGCGATGATGACTATGCCGGTATCAGCACCGGCGGGCGCGTGCTGGCGGTGAACAGCCAGACCCGGACGCTGACGCTCGACCGTGAAATCACGCTGCCATCCTCCGGTACCACGCTGATAAGCCTGGTTGACGGAAGTGGTAATCCGGTCAGCGTGGAGGTTCAGTCCGTCACCGACGGACTTAAGGTGAAAGTGAACCGGGTTCCTGACGGCGTTGCAGAATACAGCGTGTGGGGGCTGAAGTTGCCGACGTTGCGTCAGCGCCTGTTCCGCTGTGTGAGTATCCGTGAGAACGATGACGGCACGTATGCCATCACTGCCGTGCAGCATGTACCGAAAAAAGAAGCCATCGTGGATAACGGGGCGCACTTTGACGGCGACCAGAGCGGCACGGTGAATGGTGTCACGCCGCCAGCGGTGCAGCACCTGACCGCCGAAGTCACCGCAGACAGTGGGGAATATCAGGTGCTGGCCCGCTGGGACACGCCGAAGGTGGTGAAGGGCGTGAGCTTCCTGCTTCGCCTGACCGTGGCAGCGGATGACGGCAGTGAGCGGCTGGTCAGCACGGCCCGGACGACGGAAACCACATACCGCTTCAGGCAACTGGCGCTGGGGAACTACAGGCTGACAGTCCGGGCGGTAAATGCGTGGGGGCAGCAGGGTGATCCGGCGTCGGTATCGTTCCGGATTGCCGCACCGGCAGCGCCGTCACAGATTGAGCTGACACCGGGGTATTTTCAGATAACCGCCACGCCGCATCTTGCGGTTTATGATCCGACGGTACAGTTTGAGTTCTGGTTCTCGGAAAAGCGGATTACCGATATCAGGCAGGTTGAAACCACAGCCCGCTATCTTGGCACGGGGCTGTACTGGATAGCCGCCAGTATCAATATCAAACCGGGCCATGATTATTACTTTTATATCCGCAGTGTGAACACCGTTGGCAAATCGGCATTCGTGGAGGCTGTCGGTCAGGCGAGCGATGATGCGGAAGGTTACCTGGATTTTTTCAAAGGCGAGATAGGGAAAACCCATCTGGCTCAGGAGCTGTGGACGCAGATTGATAACGGTCAGCTTGCGCCTGACCTGGCTGAAATCAGGACGTCCATTACGGATGTCAGCAATGAAATCACGCAGACTGTCAATAAGAAACTGGAAGACCAGAGTGCGGCAATCCAGCAGATACAGAAGGTTCAGGTTGATACAAATAATAACCTGAACAGCATGTGGGCAGTGAAGCTGCAGCAGATGCAGGACGGACGCCTTTATATTGCGGGTATCGGGGCCGGTATTGAGAACACCCCTGACGGCATGCAGAGTCAGGTGCTGCTGGCGGCGGACAGGATTGCGATGATTAATCCTGCGAATGGCAACACAAAGCCGATGTTTGTTGGGCAGGGCGATCAGATATTCATGAACGACGTGTTCCTGAAACGCCTGACGGCCCCCACCATTACCAGCGGTGGAAATCCACCGGCATTTTCCCTGACTCCGGACGGAAAGCTGACCGCTAAAAATGCGGATATCAGTGGCAGTGTGAATGCGAACGCCGGGACGCTCAACAATGTCACGGTAAATGAAAACTGTACGATTAAGGGCATGCTGGAGGCGACTCAGGTCAGAGGTGACTTCGTTAAAGCTGTATCCAAATCATTCCCGAAACAGGCTGGTACGTGGGGTAACACGGAAACACCAAACGGGACGGTTACAGTCACCATCAGCGATGATCATAACTTTGACCGTCAAATCATTATTCCGCCCATTATCTTTAACGGAATAGCGTATAGCGATCCGGGAAGTGGTAATAACCCGGGAGGTACAAGATACACGGGTTATGGTTTTGAAGTTCGCAAAAACGGTGTATTAATCGCATCCAGAGAAACTAAAGGGGCCATTCCCGGTAGCTACAGTGCAGTTATTGATATGCCGAGTGGCAGGGGAAGCGTCACTCTGGAGTTTAAGATTTTCCAGAAAGGCAATCAGGGGGCAGGCAATATCACCGACTGTACGGTGATTGTGACCAAAAAAGCCGCTTCCGGCATCAGTATTCGTTGAAATAGTTATAACCCCAATATAAGGGCACCAGAAATGACGCCTTTTTTATTGCAGAAAAGCGAGAGGTAATTATGCGTAAACTTTATGCAGCCATTTTGTCCGCAGCCATCTGTCTGGCCGTATCCGGTGCGCCTGCATGGGCATCTGAACATCAGTCCACACTGAGCGCGGGGTATCTTCATGCCCCGACGAACGCTCCCGGCAGCGATAATCTGAACGGGATTAACGTGAAATACCGTTATGAATTTACGGACACACTGGGGCTGGTGACGTCATTCAGCTATGCAGGAGACAAGAATCGCCAGCTGACCCGTTACAGCGATACCCGCTGGCATGAAGATTCCGTGCGTAACCGCTGGTTCAGCGTAATGGCGGGGCCGTCTGTGCGCGTGAATGAATGGTTCAGCGCGTATGCGATGGCGGGTGTGGCTTACAGCCGTGTGTCGACTTTCTCCGGAGATTATCTTCGCGTAACTGACAACAAGGGGAAAACGCACGATGTGCTGACCGGAAGTGATGACGGTCGCCACAGCAACACCTCTCTGGCGTGGGGAGCTGGCGTGCAGTTTAACCCGACCGAATCCGTGGCCATTGATATTGCTTATGAAGGCTCCGGCAGTGGCGACTGGCGCACTGACGGTTTCATCGTGGGTGTCGGTTATAAATTCTGATTAGCCAGGTAACACAGTGTTATGACAGTCCGCCGGTTCAGGCGGGCTTTTTTGTGAGGTGAATATGGCAGTAAAGATTTCAGGTGTACTGAAAGACGGCACAGGAAAACCGGTACAGAACTGCACAATCCAGCTGAAAGCAAAACGTAACAGCACCACGGTGGTGGTGAACACGCTGGCCTCAGAAAATCCGGATGAAGCCGGGCGT